TTTGCTGATTAGTTAGATAATCAAAGCCTCCACCCAATACATTGTTTTGTCCATTAAGTTTAGCAATTCCGCCACGGAGCATTGCAAAGAATTTAATTACGTTTGCAATTCCGTTAACAAGAACACCAAATGTCATAAGTGCAACTGGAGCGATTGCTCCAAGCACTCCAATCATAATTGTTATTACTTTCTTAGTCCCATCGCTAAGACTATTAAACTTTGCTAGAATCTTTCCAACAAACTCAACTATTGGGGTTACTGCTTGTAAGAATGCTTTACCTACTGGAACTAATTCATTCTTTAAATTTTCCATGGCTTTTTTGAATTTAGCCCCTGTTGAATCTTCGACTCTCTTTAATTCTCGTTCAGACAGAATTGCTAACTCTTCAATTGATGCTCCAGCAAGATCTAGTGCTCTAGATGCCTGTGATCCATCTTTTACAATATTGCTAAAGAGTGTTGAGATTCTTGCAAACTGGAACTTACCAAATAATTGTTCAATTGCTCTTGCACGGTTTAGTGGGTCTAGTGTGTCTAATGCTCTAGCAAGTCCTACTACAGTACCCTTTAAGTTTCCAGCGTTGTTGTCAACAATTCCCTTAATATTAATTCCAAGATCTGCAAGGAACTCGCTAGTTTTCTTTGCTGGGTTAATCATAGAAGCAAGACCAGACTTAAGTGCGTTAGCACCTTCTGATGCGTTAATTCCACCTTCTTTCATTGCAGTCATAAAGAATGCAAGATCTTCTACAGAACCACCAAGTTGCTTTACAACTGGTCCAGCCTTTGGAATTGCAATTGTCAAATCTTCAATAGAAAGAACAGTTTGGTTTTCTACAGCGTTAAGAAAGTTAATCTTTTGTGCAAGTTGTTCTGAAGAAACACCAAAAGCATTTTGTAAAGAAATAGTAGTCTCTAGTGCCTGCTGTTGCTCAACTTGTCCAAGTACAGAAAGTCTTGTTGCTTGAATTACCTGTGCCTCTAGAGCACTTCCTTGCATACCCATCGCTGCTGCGGTTGCAGCCATTTCCATTGTATCTTTTACTGCAATTCCGTACTTAGTAAACTCCTTACCCAGTCTTTGAATATCTGCAACTGCCTTGTTTGTTGCATCTCCAGAGGTTGTGATATCTCCGTAAACTCTTGTAAATTTAAGGACCGCCTCTTCCATTTCCATGAATGTCTTTGCTGCTGCAGAGCCAAGAATAGAAAGAGGAATTGTCAAACCAACCATCAACTGACGGCCTGCCCACTGAGTGTTCTTACCAAAGTTTAGAAGGTTTGTAGACCCCTGCTTTAATAGTTGATTTAAGAATTGCTGGCGTTGAGCAGCCATCTGGACTCTTGTTGCATAGTCTGTATACTTGCCATTGGCCATTTGTAGGTGTTTTGGAACTACCTGCAAAACCTTGACAAGGTCTCCGTTAGCATTACCTAGTTGAATGTACTGAGACTGAAGAAGTTTTACTCTGTCTTTACGAGCACGGTTAATAATCTCACGCTCTTGAGCAAACATACCTTTAAAGGTTTTTGTATTTGCCGTCGCTGCTGCTGCAGTATATCTAAAGTACTGTCGCATTGACAGTTGATTTTTTTCAAGAGCCTGAGTAAAAGATCCTGTGCTTGTTGCTATTTCTTTTTGACTTGCAACAAATTTTCCAGTTGCATTGATTGCTTGGATTAATTGAGAATTAAGGCCCTTCTGGGCATTCATTGCTGCAACGTTGCCCTGAGTTAGGGATTGGTTGAATGTGCTTAATCCAGCCTGAAGTTTACGAAGAGATGCAAGGGCTGCTGTGGTATCAAAATTAATACCAATATTGGAGTTTACATCAGCCACTCATTAACACCCTCTTCTTTATTTGATTGAGTTTAGAAGACCTGTTGCATCTGCCAGTTTCATACCTGACGCTGCATCAATAATCTTATAGACTGTAGGAAGATCTAGATTTTCCTCAATCGCCTCTCGATTTTCTGCTACCAGTGGGAGATATTGCTTAAAAGCAATTTGCACACAGTCTAGCAAAACGTTCATTGATTTTTCGTTATCTTCTGCTACTTCTTGCAACTCATTAAACTTCTTCATAAATGGTTTTAGTAGTGAGATTTTTAGTGGTCGTACTTCAAACTTTGTTCCGTCGATAAGATGTAGTTCTTCTTTATCTTCAACTTTTGTAGCCATGATTTCCTCCTTATAAGGTTTAGTCAATTATACCATAGGACAGGCTCATTTTTGGCTATTCGTAAACCTCATAGGTAAGACCGTTTCCTATTCCAAAGCCAGCCCTGTCAGCATTTTTACCTTGCAAGTCCAGAATATCTTTCCCATCACCTGTTGCTCCTTTGCTAAATACTCTGGCTTTCATGTCTTCCCACTCATTACCCTTGCCAGATTGTTTATCAAGATCAATACCTTTCATGGCTGCAAAGAATTTCTTATCGTTATATTCTAGTTCTCTTTTTATTTCAAGTGTTGCAGTTAGTTCTGACATAGACAAAGACTCTTCTAATTCTTCATAGTCTTTCCATATTCCAAGAACAAAAACCTCTGATTCTAATTTTGCCAAATCTAGGGTTTCCCATGATGATCCGCTTTCTACTGCCTGAGACTTTACAGTCTCTTCTGATTTTGAATTAATCTTAATTCCTGCTGCAATATCTAGAACTTCATAGATTGTTGGAAGGTCTAAATTGTCTTCAAGTTCCTCTGTTGTGTTAATGTGTGGAGCGTATTGTTTCATTGCTATTAAAGTACAATCAACTAAAACAGATATAGATTCATCATCTGTCTTTGCTTGTTTAATTAGTTCAAATTTTTCTAGGAAATCTCTAAGATATTTTATTTTAAGGGGGGCAGCGACAATCTCTGTTCCATCTACAAAGTAAAACTTTCTTTTTTGATATATACTTGTTGCCATTATACAAGTATACCAAACAGAAAGGCCCAACCCCGAAGGATTGAGCCTCTCATATTAAGTTGTATTATGCGAGTGAACGATCTACGATCTTACCGTATGATGCGTCATCGTTTGGAAGAAGACGGAATGATACTTCAAACATTGAAGCCTCATCACGCTTTGCTGATACTGTTACGCTCTCGATTGAGAGTGCACGGTATGCAACATAGATTCTTTCCTTTGGATCTGCTGCAGAACCAGAACCTGGTCCTACTGCTACTAGACCACGCTCTAGAGGAACGTCTCCAATATCTCCTGCAGACATCTTAAGAGTCTGTAGACCTGATGCTTCTGGAGATAAATCTCCGTCATCTGCTGCAATTGCTACTAGAAGATTTTCTAGTGTTGCCTCTGCGAAAGATGTATTTAGGTTAACTGTCATACCTTGCTTGAATAAACGAGCAACGTCGAGAAGTTGATCTACCGCTACTTCACCAAAATCTGGTTCGAACGCTAGTTCTAGACCATTTGATGTGTAACCGATATTTGTGTATGCATTGTCTGCTGACAATGTTGTCTTGTATGATGTTGTTGATGCTGTAAGAACTGGAAGATCTGTTGCTGCTTGAGCATCGGTAATCTTTCCATCCTCATCAAGTCCGATTGGACCTGCATCATGCGTAAATAGTGCTGCTGCACCTACGATGATGTTACTACTTGAACCACGGCTGTATGCCATATATCTCACCTCTTTCATTTTATTAAAAGGGGGTTGTTTCCTCGCTTCAATTATACTACCTTTTTATTAGATGTTTGGGTGCCAGTCGTAGTCGATAATTATCTTATTCCCCGCATAAGTACGGGCAGTGGCAAAGTCAACAATATCTCGTGTCTCCTCTAGTTGATAGATCTTAAAGTTGTGGAAGAACAGGGGAAGAGACTCTGCCTCCCAAGCACCAGCATTGGCTCTTGCCCAATCGTTTAGATCTTTTGCTGAGTCGTCTGCTTGATCTAAAAGGTCGCTTATCTGTTGCTGAGTTATAATCATATTCTTTTGTGCATCTTCACCCACAGAATAAAAGTAATACAAAAGTTGCTCACACTTAATATATGGGAAAGCCTCTCTCCTCATCTTGAACATTCTATCGTAGACTCCAAAGACACCATTACTTTGAGGAAATGTGTTTATAAGATCATCTATTTGTGTAGGCAGCGTAGGGAAAAAATAGGTTACTCCAGAAGAATCAAAACTTGGACCTATCTTGTCTGCCAAGTAAGCGTTAATAATTGTTGGTGGATGATGAATTACTGCAGCCATTACGCACCCACCCCTGCATTAGCAACCCAGGTATATCCAGTTGAAAGGCCTTTGCTTCTTCCTCTTGCTTTACCTGCTCTTAAATTCTTTTTATATACTACTGGGTTTTCAAGATATTGTGCAACTCCACTAGTTCTCAAAAATGATTGTGAAAAATATTTATTAAAAAATAGATCCATAGTTTGTTCAAATCCACCCTGTGCTTCAACGCCTCCAGGATTAGAAACTCTAATTGGTTTTTTTGTAAACACCATTTCTCCATCTTCTTCAAAAGCCAAAACCTCTGATGTTTTTGGTTTAATAACTACTGAAAGTCCGTTCTCAATAATTCTTGCCTTGTCATAGAATGGTGTTTTTGATCCATCCTGAATTGATTCTGATTGACGAAATGATGATTTAAAAGATAGCCCAATGTTGCTTACTGTAAAATTTATGTCATATAGTCTTGCTGCTGGACTGCCTGTTCTATTCCATTCATAGATATGATGAAGCATTGCTGGATTTACTCTTGCATTTGAGTCTACGAACTGTTTCATTATTTCAACTGCATCGACTCCCAAAGATCTTAAGAATGGAGTCTTTCCTTTTTGAACACCATCAAGAAAGCCAATTGAATACTTCATTATATTATTCATTTCCTTTTTAAACTTCTTAGAATTATAGACTGGTTTCATAGGTCACCTGATTGATTTTCTGATCTTCTAATAACTAACTTGAATGACTCGACAACGCCGAATGGTCCTACAAATGGTTCGCAGGTTGCTATTTCAAATAAGGTTGGCTTGCCAGATCTAACCCCAGAGGTTTCCATATAGATAAGGTTTCCTGCTTGATCTCTTATATCTGTTATCAATATATTTGTTAGTGCGTTTTTGCTATCTCTTGAAGATATTCTTATGTCTGATTTTGCTCTTCCAACCAAAAGTGAGTTTTGAGTAATGTTTACATTTGGCTTTACATCTTCTTTAAATGCTGAGCCACCTGATGAAAAACTACAAGCAAAAGTTCTATCTAAAACCCATTGCTTTTTAATTGCCCCAAAGTCACCCTGCTCAATAATTGGATGATAAAGGGATGCCTGCATTGGAAATATAAAGTCTGGAGTTTCACAAACTGTCATTACAACACCCCAAGTTTTGTAATAGACTTAGTATACTTTGAAAGTATCTTGTCTACAATTATGTTTCCTGTTCCTTCGAAAAGACCCTTATCAAATTGAATTCTGTATTGATCTGTGTTGTAAGAAGAAACGAATCTCTTGTAATGATCTAACTTCCCACACTCTATGTCGTGGATTAGCATCTCAGTTGCTCTAACAATGTCTGATGGAACTGATGTGTGACCATACTCAACAGTTATTAGGTAATCCCAAGTCTTACCAAACCCTCTGTACACAAACTGTGGGTCCAAGGAATCTGATGCTGCTGCTGGTAGAACTAGTGGAGAAGATTCTGCACGATTAATGTTATCAGATGACTTTTCAATAATTGCTGTCTTGTCTGATGATACTTCGTATTGTCTGTCTTCTACTAACTTGTTGTTTTCGTATACCGCTAAAATTTTCTTTACGTCATCCCAGATTGGCAGATAGTCTGCTCCAGTTCCCGTAAAATGTAAAACCTTTTTCTTGTAATAAAATCCTTCTACAACAATTGAATCAATTACTGCTCTTGCAATTTCTTCATTTAAAGCATAGGTAGCAATCTCTGAGGCTGTTGATCCTTTTGTTGATGGGTCTACGTATGGTCTTACAATCTCATAAGTTTCATCTTGAAGAGTTGTTTCTCCAACTACCCCAAAATTTTTAATAATCTCAACTCTATAAGAAGAGTCGTAATTTCCTGGCAAAGATATGTTAAGAACATTTCCTGCCATTTTGTTTAAAAATGTTAGAGTAGATACTGAAAGATCCGCCATATCGGTTATGTTGACAGTTATAGTTGATGATGTGATTCCCGCAGGAACTACAAAATTAACAGGTATATCTGCATATGGCGGAACTCTCAATATCTCCATATTAAATTACCCTAAAACCTTTTGGACTTCTTCGGGTGTTGCAATGCGAACATGTGAACGAGTTAGCCACTTGTCTGCTTGCTCTTTTGTTACGATATTAACGCCCTTATAGATTGCTCCATTTGCTTCTTCCCAACGAACATTGCTTGTTGAGTAGATTGCAACCTTGTCTCCAATGCCTTGCTCTGGGCTAATATCTCTCTTTGGACCGTCTGCTGCCATTGATCCAATAGCACCTGTCTCTGTAAATCCTAGTGACTGAACTGGCTCTTCTGCTACTGGTGCTTCGACTACTGCCTCAACAACTGGTGCTTCTACAACTGGCTCTGCTACTGGTTCTGCTACTGGCTCTGCTGGTGCCTCTACCACTGGGGCTTCGACATGGTCATGCTCTTCTGCATTGTCTGCTGAAAACGGATGATTGTAATTATTGTTTTCCATTGTATCCTCCTTGTTTGTATTATATCATTAAAGTATTAAGGGGGACAGGAGAGTGACCTCCCGCCCCCCATTAAAGGTACTGTTTACAGATTATGCATCTGCAGCGGAATCAGCGAATGCAATTGCATCCTCTTCTTCCCAGTTGATACCGAAGCGAACGAATACAGTATATTCAATTGTATCCTTCTTTGCTACGTATTCACGGTTTACAGTGATGTCTCGTTGGAATCCCCATACACGGTTTGCAGGGAATGTCAAATCGATATAGCCTGCTGGGTAGTAAGGAACTTCCTGAACTTCAATTCCGAGAACACGTGTTGTACGTGCTCCACCGAATGTCTGTCCGATACCATCAAGGTATGATTGGCGGTTTGCCTGGGTTGATCCTGGCATCTGGCCTGAGAATGCTTCTGCAACTGCATCTGCTAGTGTACCGTTGTTCTTAACGATTCCACCAAATGCATCTGTACCTGCGTAGAACTTAAGATTATTCTTAAGTGCACGGTACTTACGTGGCATTGCATTGATGATACCCTGCATTACATCAGGTGTCCAAGCATTATCTGCTACGGTTACTACTGACTCATGTGCATCTCCGTTTGTCTTTACCTTGTTGATAAATCCTGGCATGATTGACAAGAATGCTCCTGTTGCACCAT